GGCGTGGGCCAGCGGGGGTGTAGGCGTTATTGTATATGGCCTCGTCCAAAAATCAGGAAAATACACTCTGTTAACCAAACTCCATTCTTGGCAGCTCCCACACCGCAATAGAAATAATATTTCATAACAAAGCTGCAGATGAAACAATCGATCTGCACCGTCAACTACCCAGAAACTGTTGAGTATATTGAACAAAAGCACTCTTACAAAGGTGCACATAAAGTAGCACAATGTGACACCTTCCGTACACTTATATGTTAACAAATAAGAATAGTTCTCATTGAAAATTCATGCAACTTGATAGTTAAAAGTATCAACTAGATACTTAAACAGCAACCTATAAGTACACCCCCATATGGACCATTTTCTAAACAGCTAACATATTTGTTATCTCCTACAGAAAAAGCTTGACATTGGTTTCAATATGTGTAAAACTACCCGTACCTGCACCATGTATGCTCTATGCATACAGGCGATACGAAACAAAGTATAGGCTACCTTCCGGCTACAGGTAAAGAAATGAGCTTGCAATCGGCTGCTGAAGAGAAAAGACTCGGAGAGAATGACATAGAGGCCTCTGTGTTGTTCTTGCTCTGAATACTGGCAGTGGTAACACCTTACACTGACCAGACTAGACTTGATGTGGGTACTTGTTAAAAGCTGTTGCTAAAAGGGTGGGCTAACAACAGCCATAGATGAACACATCCCTTATGGGCTTTCTAGGTGTATGTTCTAGATATTAGTGGTAGGTGGTATGTATTTCACAATGTGATATGTACTGTTCCCTACAGGTAATGGTAGTAGTTTCTTCACAGGACTTCTACCGTTACCTTCATAGACACTATAGACATACATTGGGATAGGTTGTTATGTTCAGCAATAAATGCTGACATACCACCTTAGCTAGGCTATGTGTGTTAGCATAAAGCATTATGAACTTATACACCCGACAAGAGTTAGAAGACAGAGGTTTAACAAACACATATCCCTACAGTGTAGCTACACAGGCTTCACTAGCGTTACACAGAGGTTATGTAGACAAGATGCATTTATTCCACAGTGATGTTTATTATGTTAGAGCAGCACTGGAGAAAAACACAGGATATGTATTTCCTTTAGACAAAGTAGAAGATGCTATGAGAGCTGAGGGATGGAAAGAACACAGACACTTACCAAAGAAGAAACAACATGGCTACAAAGAAAAGTACAGTTAATGCTGCAGGTAATTACACCAAGCCTGAGATGAGGAAGGCGTTGGTAGCTAAAGTTAAAGCTGGTTCTGCTGGTGGAGATCCGGGAGAATGGAGTGCTAGGAAGGCACAGATGGTTGCTAAGCAATATAAAGCAAAGGGTGGAGGATATAAGTCATGAGTAAAAACGCTACACACTATTTACCTGATGGTAAAGTTTATAAAGGTGAGATGCACAAAGCTGGTAAGACATTGATGACTGGTGCTAAGCATACAGCTACCAGCAAGGTGTTATCTCATACACCCCCTAAGACACCTGCTAAAAAGAAATGAAAGCTTCACAGAAATCTTTAAAGGATTGGACAGACCAGAAGTGGACAACTAAGTCTGGTAAGCCTTCTGCTAAAACAGGGGAGAGATATCTACCTGAAGCAGCCATTAAGTCTTTAAGCTCTGCTGAGTATGCAGCCACCACCAAGGCCAAGCGTGAAGGTACAAAAGCTGGTAAGCAGTTTGTTAAACAGCCTAAGGCCATTGCTAAGAAAGTGAGCAAGTTCAGATGATTAAAAAAGGTAGTGAAGAGTTTTCAGGGTATAACAAGCCTAAAGCAACTCCTAAGCATCCAACGAAGAGTCATGCTGTGTTAGCTAAAGAGGGTGACACAGTGAAGCTCATTAGGTTTGGACAGCAAGGTGTTAGTGGTGCTGGCTCTAGTCCAGACACAGCTAAGGACAAGGCTAGGCAGAAGAGCTTCAAAGCTCGTCATGCTGAGAACATTTCAAAGGGTAAGCTATCTGCTGCCTTTTGGAGCGATAAAGTCAAATGGTGACAGTTTATTAAGTGGTAACTAAAAGGAGAAACTATGGCTACCGATGCAGAGAAAGTTAAGATGTACCGTGAGAAGGCTAAGGACGCTACTATCCCTCAAGAGGTTCGTAACACCTACTTGGACAGAGCTAATGAGCTAGAGCGTAAAGCTTTTGAAGAAACTAAGAAGCCTCCTGTTAAGCTTGCTATGGGTGGTATGCCTGTAAGAGGTAGCCGCACAGCCAAGAACAAAGAGAAGAAGATGATGGGTGGTGGTTATGCTATGAAGACCCCTATGCAAATGAACAAAGGTGGTTATGCAAACTGTGGTGCTTCTGTACCTGCTTCTGGTGGAAAGAAATAAAATGGCTACAAAAATGATGAAGAAAGACGATATGAAAAAAGAGAAGATGCCTAAGGGCAAAGCTGGCATTGCCATCATGATTGGTATTGGTAAGCCAAAGAAGATGGCTACTGGTGGTATGCCTATGGTAGAGAAGGGTGGAATGAAAGTTCCAGCTTTTGCTGCTGATGGAAAAGGTAAGATGGCTAAGGGTGGTGCTGTTAAAGCACCTATGGCTAAGAAGAAATAAGCTATGGCTACTAAAAAGCAAACAGCTAAAATTGCTAAGGTGATGGGTGAATATAAGGACAAGTCTTTACATTCAGGTAAAGGGGGTAAGGTTGTTACTTCCCCCAAGCAAGCCATTGCCATTGCTTTGTCAGAAGCTAAGGTAAAGAAAGCTAAGAAGTGAGTAAAGAGCCAAAGATTAGAAGTGTAGGTATGAGTTTAACAGCGGGAGCTGCTAACACTGTCTACACTTGTCCTGATAATTTCATTGCCAAGATGGTTTTGTTATTTGCTTCCAATAGAGGAAGTGGTAATAAGACAGTGAGTATTCAATGGCATGATGACAGTGCTGGTGCAAACTACTACATTGTGGGTGGTTATGTTATTTCTGCATATGGCTTCTTAAAGCTAGATGGTAGCTACCTAGTACTTAACCCCGGTGATACTTTGGTAATCACCCCTGAGGCTGCTAGTACTATAGATGCAGTGGTCACTGTAGAAGAATATTATGAACAAGGACTATTTTAATTATGGCTAAAAGAGAACTAAACGAACAGCAGAAGAAATTCATTGAGGTGTTATTTGCTGAGGCTGGTGGCAATCCAGCTAAGGCTAGGCAGCTTGCTGGCTATAGCGAAGGCTATGCTACCAAGATGATTATGGATGTATTGAAGGAAGAAGTGATTGAGGCTACACAGCTATACATTGCCATGAACGCCCCTAGAGCAGCTATGGCTGTTGTGAGTGGCATTTCCGATCCCACAGAGCTAGGCTTGAAAGAGAAGCTCAATGCTGCTAAGGATTTGTTAGACAGGGCTGGCTTGGTGAAGACAGAGAAAGTTCAGGTGACTGCACCTAACGGCATCATGATTTTACCAGCCAAAGATAGCAGTGAGTGAGAGAGATTTAGGGGCTTGGATATTGCCCCAACCGAAAGCAAAGGAAACATATGTACCTATTCCAAAAATTAGAAACACTATACCATTTGGTTACAGACAAGATGAAGAAGACCCTAGCCTCCTGCAGCCAATACCTACAGAGCTTGAAGCGTTAGAACTAGCTAAGAAACATTTAAAACAATACAGTTCTAGGCAGGTAGCAGCTTGGCTTACCACTACTACAGGTAGAACGATAAGCCATGTGGGATTGTTAAAGAGAATAAAGACTGAAAGAACTCATGGACGAAAATCCGCTACTTACCGCAACCTTGCCACAAGGCTCCAAAAAGCCCTTGAGCAAGCGGAAAGGTACGAAGAAAAATCTAAGAGGCTCGGCAGGGAAGACCAAACAGGATACTTCGAGTCAGAACAGTACAGCAAGCTTACCGAATATATCGATAGCAAGCTCGGAGGAAACACAGCTACCAATAGCTGATGACAGGGAAGTGTTGTTTAAGCCCAATGCTGGGCCTCAAACATTCTTCTTAGCTTCCTCAGAGAGAGAAGTGTTATATGGTGGTGCTGCTGGAGGTGGTAAAAGCTACGCTATGTTGGCTGATCCACTGAGGTATATGGTACATCCACAGTTTTCTGGGCTTCTGTTACGACACACTACAGAGGAACTTCGAGAACTTATTTGGAAGAGTCAAGAGCTTTATCCAAAGATTTATCCCGGCATCAAATGGAGTGAGAGAAAGATGCAATGGGAAGCACCATCAGGGGCTAGACTGTGGATGTCTTACCTTGATAGAGATGAAGATGTGTTGAGATATCAGGGTTTGGCGTTTAGCTGGATTGGTTTTGATGAGTTGACGCAGTGGCATACGCCATTTCCGTGGAACTATATGCGTTCTCGCTTGCGTACAGCGGCAGCAGACCTACCAATCTTCATGAGAGCTACGACAAATCCGGGTGGTCCGGGTCATGCTTGGGTGAAGAAGATGTTTATTGACCCTTCTCCAGCGGGTAAAGCCTTCGATGCCACCGATATTGAGAGTGGAACCACCCTAGTGTATCCCAAAGGACACAGTAAAGAGGGGCAAGCACTATTTAAGCGTAGGTTTATCCCTGCTATGTTGACGGATAACCCCTATTTGATGCAGACAGGTGACTATGAAACCATGTTGTTGTCTCTTCCTGAGCATCAGAGGAAGCAACTACTGGAAGGAAACTGGGATATTGCTGAAGGTGCGGCCTTCACAGAGTTTAATAGGCAGATACATGTAGTGGAACCATTCCACATACCAAGTAATTGGACTAAATTTAGGGCTTGTGACTATGGATACGGAAGCTTTAGTGCTGTGGTGTGGTTTGCTGTGTCTCCAAGTGAGCAATTGGTGGTCTATCGTGAGCTATATGTTAGCAAGGTGCTTGCCAAAGACCTCGCTCACATGGTAATGAGGGCTGAAGAGAACGATGGCCCTATGAGATATGGTGTATTGGACAGTAGTTGCTGGCATAAGCGTGGTGATACAGGTCCATCACTGGCAGAACAGATGATTGCAGAGGGTTGTAGGTGGAGGCCATCTGATAGAAGTGCTGGAAGTAGGGTGGCAGGTAAGAATGAATTTCATAGAAGACTACAAATAGATCCCTTTACAGAAAAGCCTAGAATGGTTATAACAAGCAACTGTGTAAATACCATTGCACAGATTCCTGTACTTCCTCTTGATAAAAAGAATCCAGAAGATATTGATACAAGGGCAGAAGATCATATTTTTGATGCTATACGATACGGAATTATGAGTAGACCTAGAAGTAGTTTGTTTGATTACAACCCTCTTAACTCTGGTGGTAGTGGTATGAAAATAGCAGATCCTATTATGGGTTATTAAATGGAAATAATTAGTAGAAAAGAAGCAAAAGCGACTAAGTTGCCTTTTTACTTTACAGGAATAGAGTGTCCTTATGGGCATATGTCACAGCGTTACACAACAACAGCTAACTGCGTTATGTGCCATGCTGTTTATCATTCGAGTGATGCACAAAAAGATAAACAAAAAAAATATAGAGAACTATCAAAAGATAAAAAAGCAATCTATGACAGGAAGTTCTCTAAAGAAAATGCAGCCTATAGAAATTCTTTAAAATCAGCTAACAGGGCAAAAAGAAAACAGCGTATTGTTTCTTGGAATCAAGAACTTACTTCTTTTGTTACAATAGAGGCTTACAATTTAGCTAAACTTCGAAACAAAGTTACTGGTATTGAGTGGCATATAGATCATGTTGTACCTCTATGTGGTACAAATGTGTGCGGCTTTCATGTGTGGAATAATTTAGCTGTTATTCCTGCTCAGATCAATCTGAGTAAAGGTAATAAATTTAAATTGGAACAATATGGCGACAAACAATTTCATGGATGACAAGTCCATTGGTTTAGGAGATGATAAGAAGAATGAAACCACTCCTTTCAGGGGTGATAAGCTTTTAAATTTCTTAAATGAGAGATATACAAAGTCTGAAGAGAGCCGTAGACAAGATGAGCAGCGGTGGTTAAGAGCCTACCGCAACTATCGTGGCTTGTATGGACCTGATGTTAAATTCACTGAGACAGAGAAGTCCCGTGTGTTTGTTAAGGTGACAAAGACCAAGGTGCTTGCAGCATATGGTCAAATCACTGATGTGTTATTTGCCAATAACAAGTTTCCCTTGAGTGTTGACCCCACTGTCTTACCTGATGGTGTAGTTGATTCAGTACATATCGATCCAAAAGCTCCTGAAGAGGAGATGGCTTCTCCCTTTGGCTATAAAGGTGATGGTAAAGATCTAGCACCGGGTGCTACACTTTCTTCTTTGATGGATAGGCTTGGTCCATTGAAAGATCAGCTTGGTGGTCAAGAAGGTTTGAAAGAAGGTCCGGGTGTTACACCTAGTTCCATCACATTCCATCCTGCTATGGTGGCAGCTAAGAAGATGGAGAAGAAGATACATGACCAGCTAGACGAAAGTGGTGCTAATAAACACTTACGCTCTACTGCCTTTGAGATGGCTCTGTTTGGTACAGGCATCATGAAGGGTCCTTTTGCTAAGACCAAGGAATATCCAAACTGGGATGAAGAAGGGACTTACCAACCAGAGATGAAGACAGTACCAGAGACATCACATGTCTCCATCTGGAACTTCTATCCCGATCCTGATGCCACTAACATGGAAGAAGCTCAATACATTATTGAGCGTCACAAGCTTAGTGCTACACAGCTTAGAGCTTTGAAGAATCGTCCACACTTCAGAGCTAATGTCATTGAAGAAGTTATTGATGGTGGAGCTTCCTATACTAAGAAGTATTGGGAAGATGACTTGAGAGACTATGCTCCTAACTTAGGGGTAGATAGATTTGAAGTGTTAGAGCATTGGGGTAGTGTGTCCTTAGAATTGCTAGAAGAAAATGAAATAGATATTCCAGAAGCTTTGTTGGAAGCTAAGGAGTTGCAAGCCAACATTTGGTTCTGCAATGGTAAAGTGATTCGCTTTGTATTGAATCCGTTTAAGCCAGCCAACATTCCGTATTACGCTGCTCCTTGCGAACTAAACCCCTACTCTCTATTTGGCATTGGTGTTGCCGAAAACATGGACGACACCCAGACCCTCATGAATGGTTTTATGCGTATGGCTGTAGATAATGCAGTGTTGTCTGGCAACCTTGTATTCGAGGTTGATGAAACCAACCTCGTTCCCGGTCAGGACATGACTGTCTATCCGGGTAAAGTGTTTAGGCGACAGGGTGGTGCTCCGGGACAGAGTTTGTTTGGAACACAGTTTCCTAATGTGGCTGCACAAAACTTACAACTGTTTGATAAAGCTAGACAGTTGTCAGATGAATCAACGGGCATTCCTTCTTTCTCACATGGACAGACAGGTGTGAGTGGTGTTGGTAGAACAGCCTCTGGCATTTCTATGTTGATGAATGCTGCATCAGGCAGTGTTAAAACCATCATCAAGAATGTGGATGATTATTTGTTAGCTCCTTTGGGTAAGGCTTTCTTTAGCTTTAATATGCAGTTTGACTTTGATCAAAGCATCAAAGGAGACTTGGAAGTTACAGCCAGAGGTACAGAGAGCTTGATGGCTAATGAGGTGAGGAGCCAACGCTTGATGCAGTTCTTGCAAATTGCAAGCTCTCCTGCATTGATGCCGTTTGCTAAGTTCCCTTACATCATTCGTGAGATTGCTAAGAGCATGGACTTAGATCCAGATAAGGTGACTAACAATATGGAAGAAGCAATGCGTCAGGCGTTGTTGATGCAGAAGGCTATGGCCCCTGCTCCAGCAGAGGGTGCTCCACCTGTTGCTGGTCCTGAGGGTGGTCCTCCTCCAGTGGCTGATATGACTGGTGGCGGTGGTGGAAACATTGGTATTGGTGCTGCACCAGTGCCGGGTGAACAAGGATTTGCTGGTAATGTCCAAGCCGTACCTCCCCAAGCTTAAAGGCTTTGTAAACACTAACGCTACATGGGAAGCGTTCCAAGAAATGCTAGACGCTGAGATTGCTCAGCAGCATAAAAACTTAGAACAAGCTACTGATGTTCGTGAGATTGGAAAGGCTCAAGGAGCCGTTGCTGCTTTACGCAGACTAAAACATCTAAAGGATGAAGTTAATGTACAACAATGATACAGAGAGATTGTTCGCTGAAGGCGGCATGAATGATGAAGGTGGCACAGTAGATCCTGTGTCAGGTAATGATGTACCTACTGGTTCTTTACAGAACGAAGTGAGAGATGACATTGATGCTAAGCTTAGCGAGGGAGAGTTTGTTGTTCCTGCTGATGTTGTTAGATACATTGGTCTTGAGAGATTGATGAAGCTTCGTGATGAAGCTAAGGCTGGTCTTGCTCGTATGAATGAGATTGGTCAGATGGGTAATGCAGAAGAAGTAGAAAACCCAGAAGCTTTGCATGAAGAAGAAGAAGGCTTCGACTCTGAGATTGATGACATCATGCAAGAGGTGGAAGGTGAGCAGATGGGTGAGAAGAAATTTAATGCTGGTGGATTTGCTACACCCGGAGCAGACTTATTATCTAAATATAACATCCCTAGAACATCATTAACAAATCCTGCATTAGATGTTAGAGCTTACAAGAATAAAGATGGTAGAGTGATGTATATTACCTTCTTCAATGATAGACCTTCCATTGCTATCCCACAAGGATATAGTTATGTTAGTTCTGCTGGTCAACTGTTAGAAGAAACTAAAACAGAAACAGCTAAGATTAATGCCCCATCAACCACCACAATAGTTGAGAGTGGTGGTGATGGTGTTAGTACAGAAGGTGGAGGTCCCTCTGTAGGTACTGGCTCTGGTGTTGATGGTCCTTCTGGTACATCCATTGGTAACTCTCCAGTTGGTATTGCCATTGGAGCCATAGCTAATGCTCTTGATGGCCTTACTAATACAGCAGCCACTCCCGTAGGTGTTACAGATGCTGTAACTACAACAGGAGTTTCTACTTCCGCTAATGCAGAAGGTCTTGCTACTTCCGCTGCTGCTTCCGCTGTAGATGATGCTTCTGTTTCTGAGGGAGTTACTGGTGGTAATTCATCAAATGGTGCTCCCGGTGAGGCTGGTTCTACTGCTGCCACTGCTGCTGCTGACAATAGTGGTAACACTAGTGGAGATACTGGTGATAGTGGCGATAGTGGCGATAGTGGTGATGGCGTAGGCGTGGGCGACTTTGCCAAAGGTGGCCTTGTTGCTAAGCGTACAAAGAAACCAGCACCTGCTCAAAAAAGAGGCATTGCCTCTAAGAAATAATACTATATAATTAGCATACTCAAACCAGAGGTGGGCTGGTGAGTGTCAACAATTTCCCACCATATGGCTACCTATCTCCCTGCTATGCAGCTACAGTTAGCCCCAACTTAAAGGTATGTTATGACAGAAGCAGTAGTTAATCAGAATCAACAAGCTCAGGCTTTCTCTCCCTTTGGTAAGCGTAATGCTAACAAGGATCGGATTGAACAAGAAGAAGCTGAGTTGAAACAATTGGCTGAAGATAAGAGCAATCCACCAGAAGGAAACGATGGTGATGATAGCAACTTAAGCGCAGAAGAGAAAAGCTTTAAAAAGCGTTATGGAGATCTGCGTAGACATTCTCAGCAACAGCAAACCACTTTGCAGAAGCAAATTGATGAGCTTCGCTCACAGCTACAGAGCAGCACAGAGAAGCAGATTAAGCTTCCTAAGAGCGAAGAAGAACTTAGTGAGTGGGCTAGGGCTTACCCTGATGTTGCAAAGATTGTTGAAACCATTGCAATTAAAAAGGCTAAGGAACAAACTCAAGCATTGGATGAACGATTCAAACAACTAGATGAGCGTGAGCATCAGACATCTAAGGACAAGGCAGAAGCTGAATTGATGCGTCTGCATCCAGACTTTGATAACATCCGTGATGATGATGACTTTCATACTTGGGTTGATGAACAACCTAAGTGGGTACAGGATGCTTTGTATGATAATGAGAATGATGCAAGAGCTGCTGCTCGTGCTATCGATCTTTACAAGGCTGATAAAGGCATTAGGACAAAGAAACAAAGCAAAGATAATGGTGCAGCAGAGAGTGTTAATACACGGGGAAGTCGTTCTGCACCCACAGGCGAAAGCAAAGATGGTGTCTTTTATGAGTCACAGGTAAGTAAAATGACTACCTTTGAGTATGAAAAGAACCAAGAAGCTATTGCTAAAGCATTACAATCAGGTAAGTTTGTATATGATGTTAGCGGAAACGCTCGTTAAGTATTGACAAACCTGAAACAACTGGTATAACTTTAACAGAGCGAAGAGGGTAGCTCCCCTGACTGTGCTAGTCCACAGTCTAGCTCTTTATATCTGACTAGGGATTGTTATGGAAAAGAAGTGTAAAACCTGTGATCAGGTTAAACCACTACAAGCGTTTGTAGTGAATAAAGGTTGTAAAGATGGGCATACTAATAAATGTCTGACTTGTGAAAAAGAGTGGAGATCTCTTTACTATAAAAATAATAAAGAGCATATTACCAGTAGAAATTCTAACTACAGAAAAGTAAATGGAATGTGGTACAACAAGTCTATAGAGCATAGACTTAGATATGTTATACAACTTGGCATAAAAAGAGCTAAGAAGAAAAACATAGAATGGAATTTAAGTTTGGAGTTTCTTTTTACGTTATGGGAGAAACAACAAGGAGTGTGTGTATATTCTGGAGTGCCCCTCACATTTGAGGACAACCATTCGCACACCATCTCGTTAGATCGTCTAGACAGTTCTAAGGGATATACAGAAGAAAATGTGCAATTTGTTTGCACGATAGTGAATTACATTAAACAGCGATTTGATGAAAATCATTTTTTAAGTTTTTGTAATTTAGTAACGCAGAACAGTAAGTAAGCAGACAACCCAGTTGATCTAGCCCATAAACAGTAGACCTCTAGAAGTCTTTTGTTTATGCACCTAAGATAGACGGCCCTGTAGAACTTTGTGAGCGTATGTTATGTATGCCATACATTTATCTATAGGAGAATTAAAATGGCTTTTCCAAGTGCAGCAGGTCACGGCTCCCTGCCGAATGGTAACTTTTCACCAGTTATCTATTCGAAATCCGTACAACTCGCCTTCCGCAAAGCGTCTACTGTTGAAGACATTACAAACAATGACTACTTCGGTGAGATTGCTAATATGGGGGACTCCGTCAAAATCATCAAGGAGCCGGAGGTTAGCGTACAGAGCTATGCTCGTGGTACACAGATCACTGCTCAAGACTTGAATGATGAAGACTTCACCTTGGTTGTTGACCAAGCTAACTACTACGCTTTCAAGATTGATGACATCGAAGCAGCTCACTCACATGTGAACTTCATGCAGATGGCTTCTGATCGTGCAGCGTATCGTTTGCGTGATCAGTATGACCAAGATGTATTGGGGTATTTGTCTGGCTTCCAACAGTCTGCCAAGCATACAAACCCTGACACAGCCCGTACAGCAGCCTCTGGTACTAAGGCAGTTACTGCCGCTGGTGCTGATGAGTTGTTGGCTTCTATGAAGCTGAAAAAAGGTAGCTTTGGTAACATCACAACAGCATCTGCTGGTGATCATTCCATTCCTTTGGCTCCTCGCCTTCCCGGTGCAACAGCATTGCCTACAGATGTGGCATCACCTTTGATGGTGATTTCTCGTATGGGTCGTCTGTTGGATCAACAGTTTGTTGATTCTGCTGGTCGTTGGTTGGTGGTCGATCCTGTGTTCATCGAAATGTTGAAGGACGAAGACAGCCGTTTGTTGAATAGCGACTTTGGTGGTTCTGGTTTGCAGAACGGCTTAGTTGTTAACAACCTGCATGGCTTCCGTATCTATGTTTCTAACAACCTGCCTAAGATTGGAACTGGTGCTGGTACTTCAGGTACTGCTAACCAGAACTCCAACTATGGTGTGATTGTTGGTGGTCATGATTCTGCTGTTGCTTCTGCTCAGCAAATCACCAAGACTGAAACATATCGTGATCCTGATAGCTTCGCTGACATCGTGCGTGGTATGCATCTTTATGGTCGCAAAATCTTGCGTCCTGAAGGCATTGTCACTGCTAAATACAACGCTGCTTAAGGAGAAAAATTATGGCAACTATTACAACTTTGGCTGGTGCAGCCTCCGCTGGTCGCACCGTTGGTGCTGTACCTTACTTGGTCGATGTTACAGTTGACTTCGCTGCTGCAGCTACAGCTAAAGGCTCTGCCTTGGCTGCTGCTGATGTCATCGAAGCTCTCAGTGTTCCCGCTAACACTGTCATCTTGAATGCTGGTATGGAAGTTATCACCGTCCTCGGTGGTGAGTCTTCTGACACTACATTCGATTTGGGTACTGGTGTGGATGCTGACAACTTTGTTGATGGCTTTGATGCTGACGCTGCTGCTGCTGGTGCTTATGCCCAGAATGCTGCTGCTTTCCAGCCTATCGTAGCTGGCACTGCTGACACTATTGACATTACCATTGCCACTGCAACTACTGCTCCCACCTCTGGTGAAGTGCGTGTATGGGCTGTGTTGATGAATGTTGATGGTCGTCCTGCACGGGCTTCAGTGGACCGTGAGCAACTAGCTTAATAGCTAGTTAATATTGGGAGGGGCTTAACCGCCTCTCCCTTTTATTGTTTAAAACTATGTCTACATACATTTCTTTAACGAATGAATTGCTACGAAGAATGGGTGAGGTTGTCTTAGACTCCACCGAATTCGATGGAGCTAGAAACATCCAGTCTCTAGCTAAGAATGCTATCAATTCATCTGTTAGGGAATTGATGCACTCTGCACAGGAGTGGCCTTTTGCTCTTGTTACTCACACACAAACATTGACAGTGGGTACGGGAACATATTCTTTCCCCGCCACTTTGTCTAGTGTTGACTGGGAAAGCTTCTATCTTAAGAAGCTAACAGCAGCAGATAATGATCCTCTTCGTCTTCCTGTTCTTACTTACACAGACTACTTAGACAACTATCGTCCCGGTGAAGACATGAATGGTACTGGTGGGTATGGGCCAGCCATTGCTGTCTATCAAACACAAGAAGCTAAGTTTGGTGTCACTCCACTGCCTGATCAGGCTTATGAGGTGGAGTATAAGTATTGGTCTTTCCCTGCTGACTTATCTGTCTCTACAGATGTATGCATTATTCCAGATAGATTTACCAGTGTATTAATTGATGGTGCTATGTTCTACATGTTGATGTTTAGATCTAATGAACAAGGTGCTTCTATTTACAAAGAAAAGTTTGATAATGGCATCAGGACAATGCGTAGGCTTTTGTTAGATGAGCCTTTATACATGCGTTCAACAATGATTGTTAAACCTTCTTTTAATCCAAGAGTGTTTTAATGGCAGACAGAATAAGTGGCTTTAAGGTTTCTTGTATTGGTGGAATGAACACCAATAGGGATGTACTATCTCAAGGTGAGATGTATCCCGGGTCTGCTACACAGCTTATTAATTATGAGCCAGCCATTTCTGGTGGCTATAGACGGATTAGTGGATATGCTAATAACTATGGCACAGTGACAGGGACGGGTAGTGTGCTAGGTGTGTTTGTATGTGAAGACATTAACAATGGTATCTTTGCTTGTCGCAAACCATCAGCAGGTACTAATTACTTTTACAGATGGAACACTTCTACTAGTGCTTGGGTGGCTGTAACAACTCCCGGCACTGTAACAATGGTGGGAGTTAAGAAGGTTCGCTTTGTTCGCTACAATTGGATTGGTGTAAGGATGGCTTTAGTTGATGGAATTAATCCAGCAGCTATCTATGATGGAACCACTTACACACAAATTACACATGCTAATGCTCCTAATTCTCCAAAGTATTTAGCTGCATTTAAGAACCATATGTTCTTAGCTGGTGATCCCTCTGATCCTTTTAACTTATATATTTCAGCTCCGATGGCTGAAACAGATTTTAACCCAGCTAACGGTGCTGGTGTTATTAATGTAGGTTTTGAGATTGTTCAGATAAAAGCATTTAGAGATACGCTGTACATCTTTGGTAAGAATGCCATTAAGAGTTTAACAGGGACTAACATTGCTGACTTTGTTGTTAGTGAAGTGACAACAAATCTAGGTTGTGTTGTCCCTGATAGTGTGGTAGAACTGGGTGGTAGCTTAATATTCTTAGGACCAGATGGTTTTAGACCAATATCAGGCACAAATAAAATTGGTGATGTGGAGCTAGAAACAATTTCTAGACAAATTCAATTTACCATCACTTCAATCTTAAAAGAAATGGTAGCTGGTTC